GGGGTCTGGTCTTTCGACCGCCACATTGTGGTCACTACTCGAGGATATCTCTATGACCTGGAAAGTTCGCGATTACGATTTTAGGGCCTCTCCGTCAGATACTGGCAGATCTGGCCCTCAACCTATTCACGATCTTTCATACTGGGATAGAGTTATTTCTGACAATTCACCTCGTGTGAATGGTCACCTCGTTTTACGCCCGAACTCTTGGTCTGTCTCTCGCGGCGTCCGTGGGTATGCATCCAATATCGCTTCGACCGCCAAATCGGATGGTCGAGCTTTGAATGCTGCCCTTGAGGAATTCCGCTCTAAGGCCTACCAAGAAGCTTCGGCTCAAATGGCTGTTAACCTTATCCAAGGAAAACAGGCTCTGAGCATGATCCGAGAGTCCTGCGATCTTCTCCTTTCTATGGCTCACGTCGTTGCTACTCGCAATGTCAGCGGTTTAAAGAGATTCTTTAAACGTGACAATTGGAGAGGCATTAGTCGTAGTTTTGGGAAGGCGTGGTTGCAGCTTCGGTACGGCTGGCTGCCGACTATGGAAGATCTTTATACTACTACTCACGTCCTGTGCGACTCTTACCCCACCTCTTTTAAGGTTAAGGTTAAGAAGTCTAACTGGATCTATGGTAGGTATAATATCTCCCGGAGCTTCGCGACGCTTACGGCGGATGTCAAGGTCATTAATTCTGACCTTGTCAGGAATCAGCAGTTAGGTCTTATCAATCCTGCAACGGTGGTTTGGGAACTTGTTCCTTTTTCCTTCGTTGTTGATTGGTTCTTACCTATCGGCCTCTTCCTGGACTCTATCCCCGGTTTCCCGGGTTTGTCCATCACTGGTGCTAGCACCACTCGCGGCGGCATTACCTTACGCAGCTGTCATTACTACTCCAATCAGATCTACGATTGGATTGATGACAAGGCTCCAACCCACCAGGATCTGGTTGTTGCTCGTTCATCCATTTACCCGGATTACTATGGGCAATACGTCGATATTGAGCGTACGCTTGGTATCGCGTCTCCTAGCTTCACAGTTAAGGTCAACGGTCTTTCTACAGGCCGCGCCTTAAATGCGATTGCTATGCTGACTCAGTTCCTTTCCTCTAAACGTTAATCAATGGTGAATTCCATGTCTCAGATCGTCGATCTAGTCCTGGCCGATGGCCAAGCCACCCCGGTCAATAAGACCTTTTCTGTTCAACGCCCTGCTGCTGGCGATCAGTCAGCTCTTTGGTACGACCGCTCTCCGGGTATTATGCTCGGTTTCGGTCGTGTCGAGCTGTCTGTCCGTTCTTCGAACGGTGCAGCTAAAGCACAGAAGGTTCGTCTCACTATCGCCATTCCTACTTTGGCGCAAATGGGAAACAATGCTGCCGGCTTTACTCCGAGTCCTGTGGTGTCTTACAGCCGCTTGGCTGATTTGACATTCACCCTCCCGGACGCCTGCACTCTTCAGGAACGCAAAGATATCTTGGCATTTGTCAAGAACTCTTTGTCTGCTACTAATGTGGTGGCCGCGGTTACTAACCTCGAGCCCGCCATTTAATAACTTTCCCTGGGGGACCTATGGACCTAGTCCGTAAGGTTGCATTCGAACTCTTCGAATCAGTCAATACACCTCGCTCATTAGCGTGTTATATGCTTCTGAGATATGATGAGTATGACCAACTTGTGCAACTTAGTTGCAAGCCAAGCAATTACGAAAGTGCTTCATCGTTTTTTGATGATAACGCATGTACTGAGTTTCTCCGTAAATGCGCTGACCTCCCTACGTCTTTCGACCGTCGGGCGGTTGCACTTTCGGCTGCTTTAGATGCCGAATCTCAGTGTCGTACTACCAATGATCTTTTCAGACTCCGATCTGAGGGACTATTCCAGTTCCCTCAGGCGGTCGAACGCGTTCTTATTCGCGCTCGGTCGCTTATCGCTTCGATTATCGGCCAATGTCCAGATCTTGATAGCCTCGATTACCGGTTCGGTCCGGGCAGCACTTCGGCGAACAGGGGGAGCTCCATAACAATTATGGATAAAATCTCTTCTGTACCTGAACTCACGCTGGGTGCTCGTCGTCACCTCAAGACTTTGAGGTTTTATGAGAGTTGGGTTCGATCCCTTCCCTCGACGTCTAACTCCCTGCTTGGGACGGTTCGTCCAGTTAAACTCGTTCGTGGTAACCGTTTCATTACGGTACCAAAGGACGCCACAAAGGATCGTGGTATCTGTATCGAACCTTCGTTTAACATTGCTGTTCAGAAGGCAATTGGTAATATCTTATCGGCTCGCCTCACGGCCGCCGGGTTGGATATACCAACACAGCAAGATCGCAATCGTGACCTTGCTCGCCTTGCCAGCATCAGTGGTAGCCATTCCACTGTGGACTTAAGTAGCGCGAGTGATACTATTAGTTACTTGCTAGTTCTTGATCTCCTTCCCATCGACTGGTTCGATCTCCTTGACTCCGTAAGGAGCCCTGAGACTGATTTCGGCGATGGTTTTACTGAGGTTGAGAAGTTCTCCTCTATGGGGAACGGCTACACGTTCGAGCTTGAAACACTGATTTTCTGGTGCCTTGCCCGAGCATGTGCCCAAGAGGTTGGCTCTTTCGATACTGTCTACGCTTATGGCGACGACATTATCATTCCTACCTCTGCTACTTCACTCCTGGAGACTTGCCTTGCATCTCTCGGTTTCACGGTTAATCCGCGAAAAACCTTTACTAGTGGTCCTTTCAGGGAATCCTGCGGTGGTGATTACTACCGTGGAATCAATGTTAGGGCATACTATGTTAAGGAAACTCCGAAAGACCCGCAGGGTTGGTTCTCCATGGCTAACGGGCTTTTTCAACTGGGTCTCACAAACGGTTATTTTGACGTTCGTGATCCTCGGTTTGTCCGGCCTTGGAGGAGGTGCCTGGATAATATCCCGGCTAATCTTCGAAGGGTATATGGTCCACTTTCCCTCGGGGACCTCGTAATTCATCACGAGGACTGGAGGTCTGTGGTCCGTTATACCCGCGGCCCTTTCATGGTCGGTGATCGTACAATACACCCCTCGTATATCAGGGGCTCTATTGTTAGGTCCACTTCCATGGGACATTCCCGTATGGCGTCCGTTCGTGCCTTAATTCCGATCCCCTACAGGCGATCGTTATCGCGGTACGATCCGGATACCCAGCTAGCGAGTGCCGTGTACGGTGTTCCTTCTTCCGGCGCCCCTCTAAGGGACGCCGTTGTTGGTTACCGTATCCGCTGGGTCAGCGTAGGCTGATCCGAGGTACTTGGCCGTGAGGCCAAACCCCGGTATTCCGGGTGGGAGCTGCCGAGAGGTAGTTTGGGG